TTTCTTGAGTTAGTCCACATGGACGCTAAGCTAATCTGGGACAGTGAAGCCCATCGAGCCAGAAGCATTACTAAGGCTGAACGATTTGCGGCTTTCTCTGATTATGACACTAGAGCCATAAGCGACTTTAAGCCTAGCCATATACACCGCTTCTTTGACAGCCTACAGGAGCAAGGGCTGTCTAATAATACCATTAACCACTATGGGGCTATGATAGTTAAGGTGTTCTCTCACTGTGTATCTGAGGAGCACATAAGTCATGTACCGAAGTTTAAGTACCGCAAGGTCAAAGGAAACCAGCGACCTTTGTACTTTACATTGTCTCAAATTGACTTAATGTCAGCATACTTTCGAAACAGTCAGGACTTCAAAGACTTGGAGTTCTATCTAATAATCGGGATTAACACAGGAATGCGAATAGGCGAGATAAGAAGTATCAATGAGCAAACCCTAGTTGTTGATGAAACTGGTGGTTACTCAGTCTATTTAGCAGATACCAAGAATGGCGATAGTCGCACAGTGCCAATTACAGATGAGGCCTTGAGTGCCATTAGGTCTCTTGGAACTGATGTCTCTAAGAACTGGAACAGTAAGTTGTTCTACAAGGGGTGGAAGCACATGAGACGGGCAGTGCTTAACGACGACAGCCGCTACACCTTCCACACGACCAGACATACCTGTGCAACTACACTGGCTAACAGTGGAGCATACAACACCGACTTAATTGGTAAATACTTAGGACATAGAGACCTAAATACTACTCGTAAATATATCAAGACAGCACCAGAGACTTTAAGGTCTATGGCTGAACTAATGAGAGGAGAGAAAAGCAAAACTATTGCAAGACCACCAAAAGTCAAGCAGGGTGACCTGTTTGGACTGGAACTTTAGAAAAGGGAAGTAAAGTAAAAATGACAAATAAAGTAAACAATGTGAGCAGTGTAAAAAAGATTAATATATGGTCTGAAAACACAGCCGCTCAAGAGGGAAACAGTAGCAGTAGCAATGGTTTCTTTGGAATTCGTATGTCCAGTTGGGGAAATCCAGTGACTGCCCCACCTGTCGTAACCACCAAAGCAGGGGAGGCCATGACATGAGCAACAATAGCAACACACAGTCAAACCCCATCGCAGAAGCATACAATGAGACCATGAGGGAAGATGGCAAACGTAAGTTTAACGAGAAGTATCAACAGGCAGATAACGTTACCGAGCAAGCACCCGAATATAGTCAACTAAAGCAAGTATTAGACTTAGTTGCAGACGGATTATCCAAAGACATAGAGGAAGCTAGAAAAGGCAAAGGACGCCGCCCAACGTGGCTTAACGACCTTATGCACCTTTGCCCTAGACAGCTGGCACTCATTGGCCTCCAGAGTTGCTACAATGCAGTCTTGAAAGACAGTACGCTCAGTAGTGTCACCCAAGAAATAGGCAGTCTTATAGATCGTGAATGTTTAGCGTTGGAGTTGCTCCACAGCAACGACGAGGAAGCCAACAAAAACAACAGACGAATAGTCAAGATGGTGTCTGAAGCCCACACGTCAGCACATGTCAGGCTCAAGGCACTCAGGAACATAGCGACCAAGAATGGCACTAGGTCAGTCTACTTTGGCATTGAAGAGAAAAAGGGTGATCGCAAGATGCACATGAAGCGAAAGACAGCTAACGCCGCACCAGTCATCTCAGCAATCTTTCAGTATTGTCATGTGTTCCAAAAGGACACGCAGTACACCACTCCCAAAAACAGCATCACTCGACTTTCGTTTACTGATGAAGCCATGAGACAGATTGAGAGAAGCAAAGAGTATCTACAATGGTCACAACCGCTTCTAAAGCCTATACCAATGGACACACCAAACCCTTGGCAGGGCTTCCATACAGGGGCTTATAAGGACTGGAGACTAGCAGAGGTTGTCAAACTCGTTAGAGGGGCTTCCAGCAAGCAGATTGAGGCCATAGAGCACAGTTTCAAGGGTGAAACTCCAGAACACTTCAGAGCACTCAATGCACTCCAAGAAACGAGGCTATGTATCAATGAGGAAATGCTTGAAGTAGTCGAATGGTGCTGGGAGACACGGCAGTCATTCGGTAAGTTTCCAAAGCGAGATAAACCTGAGTTTCCGAGGCTTCCAGAGGATCACATGACAATGGATCAGGAGCTAAAGAAAGCCATCAAAGAAGACCAACGTGAATGGCGAAACACTGACCGCAGGGTCAAGGGTGCTGAAGCTGTTATGAAGCAAGACTTGCAGATAGCTAATGAGCTGGCAGTACACGATTGGTTCACGATACCTTGGGCATGTGATTTCCGAGGCCGCTTCAACATGGTTCCGTCTTTCAACTACCACAGAGACGATCACATCAAGTCACTCTTTCAGTTTCAAAGAGGCCGTGTTGTCGATGGTCAAAACATTAGGTGGCTAAAGATACACATTGCAAACTGTAGTGGCTTTGAGAAGATCGACAAAGCACCTCTTGATGAACGTGTGGCTTGGTTTGACAAGAATGAAGGTGTGCTACTAGACATGGCTAAAGACTATAAGAATAGTTTAGGTCAATGGTCTGGTGCGAACTCTCCTTTTCAAATGCTCGCGGCTATCTTTGAGTATTCTCGTTATATCAAAGAGAAAGAGGACTTTGTAAACTTCATTCCTATCTCACTTGATGGGACAAACAGTGGCGTTCAGCACTACAGTCTTTTGACACGTAGTGAAGAGGGTGCTTTGGTAAACCTAGTTCCACAAGACACAATGGCTGACCTTTACCAAACTGTTGCTGACAAAGTTACACAAAGGCTTGTTGTTGATTTAGACGACCCTAGTGCCTTTGGTAGCAATGAGATCACCAAGGCTGAACTGGCGCGTATTTGGCTAGACTTTGGTATTACCAGAGGAAATCAGAAGAGGGCTTGCATGACCTACCCATATTCATCGGTTGTCGCTGGAATGACTGGGCAATACATGGAAGACGTTATGAAGCCTTTGCAACGATCTGTGTCTTATGGTGAACTAAAAGTACACCCGATTGCTCGGACTAACAAAGAGCGAAAGGTTGCCGCTAGATACCTTGCTGGTCATTCTTATGACAGTATTGTGGAGACCTTACCCAAGGCCGCTCAAGCAATGAAGTGGGTACAGTCGTGCACCAATGTTATCAGCAAGCAAAACAAGCTGGTCAACTGGACTTCGCCTAGTGGGTTTAGAGTTTTCCATAACTATCTAAAGAGGGACAGGGTAGAGACTAAGATATTCTTATTTGATACAGCTGTAGGCGAGAGAACTAGGTCAAAGGTCTCCTTATCGTTAGACACGGGTAAGGTGGATGTCAGGAAGAACACAGCATCTGTAGCCGCTAACCTAATACACTCGTTAGATGCCTCTGGCATGGCTAAAACTATAGTCAAACTGTTAGACGCTGGAGCGACTAATGACTTCTTTATGATCCACGATAGCTTTGCAATCTCAGGAGATGTAGACGACCTCTACTATGGTGTCCGTGAAGCCCATATTGAGATGTATGATGCTGAGAACCTGTTGCTGAAGTGGCAAGAGGAACTGAGGCAACAGCTGGATCATCCGTTCGACTTTGAGAAGGCTGAAGTCAACCCAATGCCCGAAATGGGAAACCTAAACCTACAGCTAATAAGGGACAGCCAATTCTGCTTTAGTTAATACTTTTGTCACCCTTAAGAAGCCCCTAGAGTTACCTCCCTGTTACTAAGGACTCTAGGGACTTCTCCTCCTCCTAAACTTAAAGCCATCCATAGATTCTATGGGTGGCTTTTTTACATTAGAAAGACAAAAGTATGCCTAAGAAACCAAAGATAAACTTTCAGACTCCTGTAGGAGTTGCTAAGTATCCACACTTGAATAAACCAGACACAGCCTTCGATGCTGAAGGTAAATACAAAGCAGAACTATTAGTGTCTCAAGATGAAGCCAAGCCTCTTATTAAGTTGATAGAGGATGCGGCTAAAGAAGAACATGGGTCAGCTAACTATAGAGTTCCCTATCAGACGGACGACGAGACTGGGGAAGTAGCTTTTAAACTACAGTCTAAGTATCAACCGAAATTCTATGATACAGCTGGTCAACTAGTGCCAGAAGGTAAAGAACCAAGGATAGGCGGTGGTAGTCGATTGAGACTTAAAGGCTACCTAAATGTCTATAAGGTATCTGGTCAGGCTGGTGTGTCTATACAGCTTACGTCCTGTCAAATAGTTGAAGCAATGCAAGGCATGAATGGAGCTGGCTTTGATGCTCTTGAAGAGGGTGGGTTTACTATAGACACATCAGCAATTGATGCACCTTTTGAAGCAATAGAAAACTCTGATAACTTTGACTTCTAATCATAGATACCGAGGTATTAAAGAAGGCTATAGATCAGGTCTTGAGGCTATAATTGCTGAAGAACTAAGGCGACTAGGTATACCATTTACTTACGAGAGCCAGAAGCTGACCTACACCATCCCTAGTCGAACCGCCAAGTACACCCCAGACTTCATTCTCCCAAAGTCTGGTGGTGTCTGGTTCTTAGAGACTAAAGGGCGATGGGTCACAGCTGATCGACAGAAACATGTGTTGATCAAACAGCAACTACCTCAGATTGATCTTAGGTTCTTATTTAGTAATGCAAACGCCAAGTTGTATAAGGGGTCTCCAACTTCTTATGCAGACTTTTGCACCAAGAATGGGTTCGCTTGGGCACACAAGCGAATACCAGATGAGTGGATTGAAGAGTGTCATTTAGGCATGAAGCAAGCCAAATAAAGAGAGCAGAGGGCGGTCTTAGGATCGCCCTTTTTCTATTACAAGGGAAGCAACAAATGAGAAACTTTGTAGGCATACGATATGCACAGACACAGCTAATGAGAATACTAATGAGTGACAAATACAAAAAAGGCACTCTGACAGATAAGAAACAAGAGAAACTTGATGCACTGATCGAGTTCTGTGGTGCTTATGAGAAGCACAGGAACATCCAAGGACTGAACGATCACGATTTTACACATTATTGGAATGAAAGAGATGGTTGAACAAGAAGAGAGCACCTTTGTGTCTCACGAACAATGTGACGCCTGTGGATCATCAGACGCTAACAGCCTCTACAGCGATGGGCATATGTTCTGCTTCAGCTGTCTAAAGCACACCCCAGCTGACGGAGAGTACACGCCCAGCGCACAGCCAACCAAGACAGACATCAGCCTACTATCAGGCGACTTCATGGAACTCAGGTCACGCAAGTTGACTGAGCAGACGTGTCGTAAGTTTGGTTACTTTGTAACTAAAGACAGCAAAGGCAATCCAATACAGGTAGCAACCTATAAGGATGCTAAAGGTAAGACTACAGGTCAGAAGATCAGGACAAGAGACAAGCAGTTTCCTACCATTGGTAAGATCACTGGTCTCTTTGGTATGCATCTGTGGTCAGCTGGTAAGAAGCTGGTGATTACAGAAGGCGAGATAGACTGCATGAGTGTCTCGCAGATACAGCAACATAAGTATGCTACTGTGTCTGTTAGGAACGGCAGTGCTGGAGCTAAGAAGAACCTATTGGAGAACATAGATTACCTCAACAACTTTAAAGAGATAATCTTAATGTTTGATCAGGATGAGGCTGGACGTAAGGCCGCCATTGAGTGTGCTGAAGTCTTGCCCATAGGCAAAGTTAAGATAGCTGTCTTGCCACATAAAGACGCCAATGAGTGCCTAATCAAAGGTGAGGCTGGGGCAATCATCAACGCCATCCATCAAGCGGCAGACTACAGGCCAGATGGAATAGTCCAGATGTCTGACATGAGAGAGACTGTAGCAACTCCAGATGCAGTTAGTTCCATGCAGTATCCATACCCAAGAGTGAACAACATGCTCAAGGGTATTAGACAAGGCATTGTGACTATAGTTGCTGGTAGTGGTACGGGAAAGAGTACGCTTATACGTGAGATTGCTTACAACTTACACATGTCAGGAACACGGGTTGGCATGTTGATGCTAGAAGAAAGCACTAAGCGTACAGCCCAAGGTCTCGTAGGTCTCCACATCAACAGAAACATTGTGATTGACGAGGATGCGGCTACTGCAGAGGAGATAAAGACAGGCTTTGATGACTTACTGTCTCATGGTCAAATCTATCTCTTTGATCACTTTGGTTCATTTGACATAGACACCATATGTAATCGCATAAGGTACATGAAGCATGGACTAGGTTGTAATGTCGTATTCTTAGATCACATTAGTATTCTTGTGTCTTCATATGCTGGAGCAAATGACAACGAGAGGGTGCTAATAGATCACATCATGCACACCCTGACAGTCTTGTGTACTGAGTTAGACTTAGCGTTAATCCTTGTGTCCCACTTGAAGAGACCAAACTCCGAAAGAGGTCACGAAGGCGGCGATAGGGCACAGCTGTCACAGCTTAGAGGAAGTCACAGTTTAGCACAGCTGGCGACTGCTTGTATTGCTATGAATGTGGACAGTGAAGACCCAACATCAGGCAAGCGAGAACTTGTCGTACTAAAGAATAGGCATACGGGTTTCGTAGGCCAAGCGGATGAACTTCAGTACAACCGCGAAACAGGCAGACTTACTGCCACTGATAGTAACTTCGGTTTCTAAAAACTCCCCCAACTAAAACAACACTAGTAAAGCAAAGGAACACGTATGCGTGGAATCTCA